ATCCGGTGTTAAGCGTGCGACTTTAAATATTTTTGCTAAGTGTTTAAGGTTTTGAATGTCTCCAGAATCGTGCCATCTAAAAAATTTTGACTTGTGACGTAGTATCTGGGCAGCCATTGCTTTGACCCATAGCGGCTTCTTAGTTGCTTCTAGTCGCTTGTACTGAGCTGCTTGTACTACTTTGAAGACATAGCATCCCTTCATCGCATAACAATTGTAACAAGTTGACCCCTTCACCTCCTGGAGCTTCTTACCAGTTTTACATTCCTTTGCAGGTAAGCCGTAAGCATAACCAGGCATCTTAGAAGGTTTGCTGAGTGACCCTGTTATATTATCTAAATCTTTTACTTTCATGTCTCTGTGTTATCTTGATTTCTTTTTATGTAAATGCGACAAATTGTCGCAGCTTGCCGCTTGTGGCTTGTTGCTTGCTGCTTGTGGCTTGCTGCTAGTGACTGGTAACCTGGCCGGCGTCAACTCATACATATGAAAACCAGGTTCTGTTTTAATTTTCTTAAATCCTAAATCTAATAACTTTTTCATCTCTTCCTCCATATTAATATTAATATACACAGAATAGCTGCAAGCAGCAGGTCCGTGATATGCATCGCGTTATATAATTCAATCATAACTTTCTACCTTTAGTTGTGGCTGAGACTGCGTCCGTACAGCTGTAAAAAGCCCGTAACATCGTACCAGCCACGTGAGCTAAAGTAATACATTTCTGTTTCCTTTTATGCTTCACAAGTCCTATATAATCCTATTGACAAGTATTGTCAAGTAGTATAAATTAATAAATATAAACAACAGAAAGGTATAATATGACAAAAGCAATGACTAAGTATCAACTAGATCACTTTAGAGATAAGGTGAAAAGAGAACTTGACCCAATGATTGAACAACAGGAATTATTGGTGCGTCAATATGTATCACAGGCAACTGATACAGCTTCTAAAAAACTTGCCAAGAAAATAGGTGCACAATCTATTATTGATAAGTTAAGAGACGCTGAAATTAGATTGCAAGAAGCACAAGCAACAGCAAAAACTTTCTTTAAAAAGAAAGCAACTAATGAAGCTATGAAAGAAAAGCTTTCATATAAATTTGCTAACGATAAACCATATAAGGAAGAGCAAATAACAGTTGCTACTTGTGAAGAACAAATAAGAGACTGGGCTACTGAACTTGCTCAACAAGAAATTGAGAAGAGAGAAGAGGGTAAAAAACTTTCTCAACTTAGACAAGTGAAAAGAGTAGCACTTGATACAATCATGGAAGCACACGCCCCAGCTGAATTGATTGCTAACCTAGATAAAGTATTACAAGCTAGTGTTGGTATTAGTTGGAATAACAAGGCACCTCAAATAAGTAATATATAATAAATAGCACTTGACATAAGGGACTATATCCTATATAGTCCCTTATATAACTAAATAGAAAGGTATAATATGTTTAATCTAAAACAAGGAACAAAGTTTAATATAAATTACTTTGCTAAGAAGTATGGTAAGTTTATAACTCGTGCTGGAGTATGGACTGATAGCTGTAAAGAAGGTCTAACTAAAGCGAACAATTATATATTTACTTATTATGATTTAGATAGTAATAATTATAGAAGTGCAACGGGTGATATAACATTAACAACTAGAAAGGATAATTAAACATGACTAAGCCACTACACGTTATAAACTACGAAGGTAAAGAGTATCGCATTCCCTTTGATCTTGATCTACAAATAGATAAGAACAAAGTTATCCAAGTAGATAATAGATTCGGCTTTGGAAGTGAGAAGCTTCCTTGGTTTGCTGTCGCTGTCTATGATCTAATCATGGGCGCTGAACAGTTCGAAGACTACAACACAATGCAAGAAGGATTGAGTTGGTTCAGACAATACTTTCCAAAAGAATACATGACATTACTAGACTGATAGTCTAGCGCCTCGTCGCTAGCCGCAAGCAACGCGCGGCTGGCGGCTTCGCATTAATAACAGAGTGAGAGAGGTCCCAATCACTTTCCAAACTATTAATTCTTAGTAAACATGAATACCCCTTTTTAAAAAAGGGATCCTAAACTTGTACCTTTAGCCCTTGATTCAGACTTAAATAAGCTGTAAATAGATTATGAACATGTTTTTATACATGCAAAAATTTTATAAAAAATTTTTATAAAAAATTTTATGGATATAGATTTAGAAAAGATAAATAAGTTACCTCCTGATATTAAAAAAGAATATTTAAGAACTGCTTTATTAGCCGCAGAGAAAAGAAAAGTTGAAAAAATAAATGTAGATTTTTTATCTTTTGTTAAACATGTTTGGCCAGAATTTATAGAAGGCTATCATCATAAAAAAATTGCAGCAAAATTTAATGATCTGGCTCAAGGTAAAATTAAAAGATTAATTATTAATATGCCACCCAGACATACAAAGTCTGAGTTCTCTTCGTTCTTGCTGCCAGCCTGGATGATCGGGCAACGACCTAAATTAAAAATAATTCAAACAACTCACACTACAGAACTTGCTGTAAGATTTGGTCGTAAGGCTAAAACATTAATGGACTCAGAAGAATACAAACAAGTTTTTAAAACAAGATTAAGAGAAGATAGTCAGGCAGCTGGTAAATGGGAAACAGAACAAGGCGGCGAGTACTTCGCAGCCGGAGTTGGTGGAGCTATTACTGGACGAGGTGCCGACCTATTAATTATTGACGATCCGCATTCTGAACAGGACGCTCTAAACGTAGATGCGTTAGAGCGTGCATACGAGTGGTATACTTCAGGACCACGTCAGCGACTTCAGCCCGGCGGAGCAATTGTTGTAGTTATGACAAGATGGAATACAAAAGATTTAACTGGAAAGTTATTACAAGCATCTGGAGATGTTAAATCAGATAAATGGGAAGTAATAGAATTTCCTGCAATCTTACCTTCTGGTAAACCTATCTGGCCAGAGTATTGGAAGTTAGAAGAATTAGAAGCTGTTAAAGCATCATTAAGTATTGGTAAGTGGAATGCACAGTGGATGCAAAATCCAACTTCAGAAGAAGGAGCTATTATTAAAAGGGAATGGTGGCGTAAATGGGAAGATGAATCTATACCTGATCTTTACCATGTCATACAATCTTACGATACGGCATTTATGAAAAAAGAAACTGCCGACTATTCAGCCATAACTACTTGGGGAGTATTTTATCATTCAGAAGATTCTGGCCCCCAGTTAATATTATTGGATGCAATTAAGAAACGATTAGAGTTTCCTGAGCTAAGAAGACTTGCTTATGAGCAGTTTAGATATTGGAATCCTGAAACAGTTCTTATTGAATCTAAAGCATCTGGGCTTCCTTTAACATATGAATTACGTAAGATGGGTATTCCAGTTATCAACTTTACACCAAGTAAAGGAAATGATAAGCATACACGTGTTAACAGTGTTGCACCTCTATTTGAGAGCGGTTGCATATGGGCGCCCACTCACAAAAACTTTGCTCAAGAAGTCATAGAGGAATGCGCTGCATTTCCGTATGGAGATAACGATGACCTTGTAGACTCCATGACTCAAGCAGTTATGCGTTTTAGACAAGGTGGATTTATTGAACACCCTGAGGATTATGTGGATGAACCCATAATTCATGAGGAAAAGGATTTGTATTAGTATGAATAAATATATTGAGATTATAAAACTGTTAGAGAGAATATTTGGTAAAGGCGCTGTAGCCAAATCCCTAGGCACTCGTACAAACGTAACTAGATTTCCAAAAGGTCCACAAGGATTAGATCCAACAACTAGACATTTTGATGTAGAAGGTACAGCTCAAAAAAATCCTGAATTAGTAAATACAATTAAAAATTCCGTTGAAGATAGAATGGGTGACATTACTAGAATGAATGACCAAGAGTTATTAACTTATAAACAAAATTTACAAAGACTAGCGGACCATGTTGATCCACCCGCTTTACCATCAGCGGATATTATATCAGCGGGCAGCAAGCAGCGAGTGACTGGAGAAGGAATTGAAGCTCTTAAACAAACTTCTGGACAAACAAATCCTCCAGGAACAATTGTTGGAAACATTGAATCTAGAATTAATAAATTAAAAGATATTGGTCAACAAATGGAAAAACAGACCGGACAGAAAACTGGTCTTGGTGATATTTTAAAAGACTACGGACAATCAGCAACAAATTATGCAGCTCAACAAAGAGAAGGTTTAGTTAGAGCTACAGCTCGTGAAATTATAGAACGAGATATTGCAGCTGGAAAATTAAAAGGAGTTACTAAAGAAGATTTAGCTTCTAGAGACCCCATTGATATTTGGAGAACGCGTTATGGTGAAGATGCTTTAGAACAATTAGATAGTCTAGCTCCAGAACTTGGTCAGTTAACTACTGAGAAACAAGCAGCTGATCTTGCTAAGACTAAATATAAATTTGAGCCAAAACAAACACCCGTTAAAGAATCTTATACAAAAGAAGAAATGGATGAAATTTTAAAAAATACTAAAGCTGAAAATAAACCAGCCGAAGTAACTAATATTACAGCTAAGGTAAATAAAAATAGAGATCCTGATATATTAATTGAAGAATATAATAAAAATAATCAAAGATTATCTTTAACAGATGAAGAAGGGGGTACTTTAATAGGATATCAAGAATTTCAAAAATTACAAGGTAGAAATAAAGAGATTGAAAGTATATTAGATTCTTTTGGAATTAAATCTGCTGAAGAAATAAAACCAGAAGGAATAGTTATTCCATTTAGAAAAAAAATTACAGAACCTGAAAACAAAGCTGACGGTGGATCTATTGGTTTAGATTATTTAATGGGTTTTAATAATAGATCTAATTACAAAAAAGGTGGCAGAGTTGGATACGCGGAGGGTGGTATGTATTGGGATAGCACAAGAAATAGTTGGTATGATTCTGTAGGAGGACCTAATGGAACATATGATCCTATTTTAGGATGGGTATCTAATCTTTCTTCAACAGGAATGTCTACACCTACGACAACTGAAATTCCAACAATAGATCCTTTCTCCGGTCAACAAGTTACCATACAAGATTTAATAGATATAAACAAAGAAATGAGTGCAAAAGCTCCTCCAGGTGGATCTTTTACTGAAGAGGGATTAAGAAAAAATGCAGATGATGATGCAGGAAGGTTGCAATCAATGATGGAAGCTTTTGCACAACCACAACCAGAAATATTTCCACAACAAGAATTACCAACTGTAGCACCAATTCCTAATAAACCAATAGATCCTAGTATGTGGCAACAATTTAGTAACTATCTTCTAACCAATGCAGGTATACCTGCTATTGCTGCATTAGAAGTGCAAAATTATCTGAACCCTCAAAAAGGTTATACAGATACCGCTGAAGGATTTGCTTCTGACATAAGACATAGTACAGCAACTAGTCAAGTGAGAGATAGGATTGCTGATTTTTTAACTGGAAACGCTAATTCAATAGATTCTAATTATCAACCTGGAAGTAGAGCAAAATTTCTTGGATCTTTAGGTGCAAATTTATTTGGACTTATAAGAGAACCTGATCTTTTAAATTTTACAAATCCTTCAGCACAAGCAGCAGCGGTAGAAGATGTTAAAGCTAATTATAGAGGTGCTCCAATATTTGGAACACCTACGGTTCCTTATGGACAAACAGTCAGTCAAACATATTCACAATTACAAAATAAAAATGACCCTATATTAAAAACTTTAGGTGAGAATTTAAATAATTTATCATATGAAGATATTAAAAATATCCGAAATACAAAAAGACAAGATTTAGTTAGCGCTGCCACACAAACCATGAAAAAAGGTGGAAAAGTAAAAAAACAAAAAAATAAAAATGGTTTAAACTATTTGTTAGGATTCTAGAATGGATATTGGTAAATATAAACAAGCAATGAGTTATTTGCTTAATCCAGACGCAACGCTTAAAACTTTTATAATAAATCCAGAAGCTAAATTAGTAGACAATGATCCTAAACCTATAGAAGGTTTTGCATCAGGTGGGTTAGCAGAATCTTTTCCAGAATTAGTTAAATATTTAAAATCAAATGAAGGTAATGTTATTAATAAATCAGAAATTGCTAGAAAATTTAATGTTTCGGAAGACACTCTTAATAGAAAAATAAAACAATATGATTTAGATATTAAATCAGGAGGAACGGGTGGAAGTTTATTAAGTCAAACAAAATTACCAAAAGAAGAATTAGATATTTTTAATAAAGGATACAAAACAAAAACTATTTCACAAATGGCTTCTGAAATAACAGGTCTTCCTTACGATAATAAAATAACTAAAGCTAAAAATGCACAACTCTATAGACATTTATTAACACAACAAAAATTAGAAAATATTTCTAAAGAAGATGTACAAAGAGGAACTAGACCCAAAGGAACTACACCAGAAGATGTAAGAGGATTTAATGCATATAGAAAAGCGCAACAAGATTTAATGGATCTTAATCCAAAGGCATATAAAAATATGACACCGGCAATGGTGGATAATGAATTAAAAAAACTTTTACAGTTTAGCACTGTAAGAGGAGCTTTTAATGTTAAACCAGAACTGGCTCCAAGTTTTGAACATATACAAGGTATTGTCCCAGGTACAATAACTCAAGATCCTGAAGCTTTGAAAAAAGTTGGTATCACAACTAAAAGATTTAATTTTGATTTATTAGGAGCTAAATCTAAAGAAGGAATTTATAAAGGTATAAAAAATAATTTAAGAACAGCAAGAGAAGCATTAGAACTTGGCGATAAAGATCAAGCTAAAATTTCATTAGATTTAATTAACAAAGCTTATGATCAAGTTGTAGAAGATTATAAAACTTTAAATAGAGATGAACTTCCTTTCTATAAAATAAAAGGTGATGAAATAAAAGAAACCAATGTTAATGGTATAGTGAAACAAAGAACTTTAAAGAAAAGTTTATCTGAGTATATAAAAAATGTTGCCGCTGTTGCAGATCCAGAAGAAATAAAACAATTACAACCTAATTTAAAAAAAGCAGTTAACTTATTTAAAAAAGGTGAAGATGTTGCAGCTGAAAAATTAATTCAATCAAGAGTACCTGCTGTAAAAGAAGGTGCATTATTTATGCATGTTATTCCTGGACAAGAAAGTGTTTTTGATTATGTTAAATCAATTGGTTCTGATATTAAAGCAGGTAAAGTTGTATCACCTCTTTTAAGAGTATTAGCGCCTGTAGGAACTGCATTAGGTGCTTATGATGTTTATGAAAATTTAAAAGAAGGTAAGCCTTTAGCTCAATCTGCTCTTGCTTTTGTTGGTGCAGATCCATTAGCTCAATCTTATAGAGAACAATCAAGATTAAGTCCTGAATCAAAAGAGATACAAAAGAAAATTAGAACAGAAGATATTTATAAAAATGAATCTTTTGTTCCAGGTTTAGATGTGGCACCTCCCGCTATGGAAGAAGCAACAGATCAAGAAAAAATTAAGTTACAAAAAGAACAAGAAAAAATTTTATCAGATTTAGAAAAAGAAGAAAATATCACTGCTGAAGATAGAAAGAAATTATTTGATTATATTCTAAATAGAATAAACCCTATTCAAAAGGAAGAAGTTAACCTTGCAAAAGGGGGAAGGATAAGAAAAAATGACTAAAAGACTAACAACAACCATACCACCAAAAGCTGGTCCATGCTCACAAGGCTTGAATATACCTAGTAAAAAGGTTAAGGTGGTAGCTTCGGAGAAAAATAATAATGGCGGATATAGACAAGTCACTTCCAAATACAATAGGAAATAGTCAGAGACCTGATGAAGTAGCAATGGATATTGCTGCGGCAGAACAAGTTGCTCCTCAAGGACCAACTGAGATGACTGAAAATGAAGATGGAAGTATTGATATTAACTTTGACCCTCGTAGCCCGCAGCTAGACGCTGGTGGAGATCACTTTGCAAACCTTGCAGAAGTTTTAGATGAGAATGTTTTAAATCCAATTGGTGCAGAATTAATTGACGATTACATAGATTATAAATCTTCACGAGAAGATTGGGAAAGAACTTATACAAACGGATTAGATCTTTTAGGATTTAAATATGAACGAAGAACTCAGCCATTCAGAGGAGCATCGGGCGCGACGCATCCAGTGCTTGCAGAAGCTGTAACTCAATTTCAATCTTTAGCTTACAAAGAATTATTACCAGCTGAAGGACCAGTTAGAACTCAGATTGTTGGTTTGACTACACCTGAGAGACAACAACAAGCAGATCGTGTTAGAGAATACATGAACTATCAAATTATGGATGTCATGAAAGAATATGAACCTGAGTTTGATCAAATGTTATTTTATTTACCATTATCAGGATCTACATTTAAAAAAGTTTATTTTGATTCAGTTCTTAACAGACCTGTATCTCAATTTATTCAAGCAGAAGATTTAGTAGTTCCTTACACAGCAACTTCATTAGAAGATGCAGATGCAATCATTCATGTATTAAAAGTTTCAGAAAATAATTTAAGAAAACAACAAGTAGGTGGTTTTTATAAAGATATAGAACTAACACCAACAGATGATGCTGCTACAACAAATCAATTAGATGAAGCTAAGAGAAGAATAGAAGGAATTAGAAAAACTCAAGAAGCAGATATGTATACTCTATTAGAGTTTCATACATATTTAGATATTGAAGGTTTTGAGGACATAAATCCTAAAACTGGTGAGCCCACAGGTATCAAACTTCCTTATATTGTAACGGT